AATCATGACTGCGCCTGGCGGTGGCGGTGCTGATAGTGATAACGATGGTTCAGATGGTGGATCCGCTTCACTTACTCTTGACGTTGATGGTCAATTGTATACTATTTCTGCATTTGGTGGTAAAGGTGGACAAGCAGGAAATAGTGGTGGCGCAGCTGGAGATGGTGGAACATTATCAATCCCTGCTTCATTAGCAACAGATAGTAGATTTAATATTACAATTACAGAAGGTATTGATGGTGCAGCAGGTGGTGGAGCAGGATCTTCAACATCTTTCACTCTCGGTGGTGGTGGTGCTTTAAGTCCACAAGCTTTCAACAAAGGTGGAAATGGTCAAGCAACTGGATTCCAAGCAACAATTAATGAACCAGAACAAACATTTACTAGCAATGGTTCTTGGAGTGTCCCTGCTCCAGCTGCAGGAGAGCAAAGTAGAAGTATTAGTATTCAAGTAGGTGGCGCTGGTGGTGGTCCTGGTAACCCAAATGCTAACTCTGGATGTAGTGCATCATGGCCTGGTTGGCCAACATCAACTGGTGGCAAGAGTGGTGCTAATGGTGGTTATGGTGGTAGAGGTGCAAGATTAATAGGATCATTACAACAGCAAGGAGGAACACTAAACTGGGAACTTGGTCAAGGTGGTGGAGATGGATTTAACAATGTAGACGGTAACAATGGAACTGGTTCTGAAGCAGGTTCTGCTGGTGGTGGTAACGGTGCTGGTGGTACACAAGGTGGATCTTCTGGTGTTGGTGCATGGGGTAACGGCGCAACTGGTGGCGGTGGCGGTGGTGTTACAGGTTTATTCTATAATGGAGTTCTCATCGCAGGTGCTGGCGGTGGAGGCGGCGGCGGTGGATCAGGTGGTGGTTTCAACGGTGGTGGTACTACTGATGGTTGCTATCCTGGTGGAGACAATCAACCTTCTTCTCAAGGTCTAATCGCATCCAATACTGCTCTTGACTTTTCTGATGGTGCTAACGGATCTTCTGGTAGTTGTACTGCAGGATCTGGAGCAGGTGGCGGTGGCGGTTGTGGTACTACTGGACAAGCAGCAGGTGGTGTAGGTGGTCAGGCAGGTGTCGGTCACAATGGTAATGGTGGTGGTACAGGTGGTCGTCGTGGTGCTTCAGCATATAGAACTGATTTCTGGGCTGGTGCTGTAAGTTTGGATTCTGTAGGTGCTCTTCCTTCGACAGGTGGTTTTGTTAAAATTCAATTCAGTAGAACAACACTACAATACGATCCTGTTGGTGGTGCTGGTGGTCAAGGTGCAACAATTTCTATTGAAATTAGTGACATCGTTGCACCTGTTGTTGCAACATTACAAGCTGCTGGTCAAGGTGGTGGACTAGCACAAGACGGTGGTCAAGGTCAAATTTATGTGAGATATGCTGGTCAGGAAGCAGGTACTACACTACCAGGTGAAACTACAGTTCCAACTGGTAAGTATTACGATGGATCTGCAAATGGTACACCAAGTGGTGCTCCTAAAGATGGAAATATTTGGCAATCTTCTACTGATGATAATCTAAAACAAATTGGTTTTGGTATTGGTACTGGTAGCAGTTCTGGATTCTCATCTGCAAATATTCCTTTTGCAGGACAAAATAAAATCACACAATATATTAAATTTACTGGTGCTGCATCTGAAGCAAGTGGTGATAGACAATTAGTAGTAGGAACACTTGCATTATCAACTGTAAATACACTAAGATTTACTGTCATTAGAGGTACTGGACAGAATGGTGGTGAAACACCAGATGAAGCAATAAATTTATATTATCAAAAACAAGGATCAACAAATACTACACTGTTCCAAGAAATCTTACTTGCTTCTAATAGTGAATCTGGATGGCAAGCGGTTGATATTCCGTTAGCAGAGGGTTCTCCCATCAGAGACGATGGTATTACGCTTATCTTATCACAAGATAGACCAAATGGTGCAAATGACAATGCTACAGCTGGTGCTGATAACTATGGTCTTGGTGCTATTACATTGTTCTATGATCCAACAACACAAGATACTTTTGTATCTACTGGTGGAGCATCTTTACAAGGTAACTTAGATGATGCTGGAGCTCCAATCAACTCGGATGTAGGTATCAGTCAAGTAAGACGTGAGGTAACTGCAAGAGATGCTGCCTTGACAGTTACGGATGGATCGTTTACAATGTCATCATCTACACCTATCGTTACTACAGCAACGGTTGTATCTGAAAGTGATATTCCGCTAATTACTAAGTATCATAGAGTAAAATATCTGATCAAAGCATTCTAAAATAATGGCAGAACAATTTATTTTTCCTCCAGAGAAACTGGTTGGTGATTTTCGTGACTTTATTGGTGTCTGGGATAATTTCATGCCACATGAAATGTGTGATGATATCATTCGTAAGTGTTTAGAGGCAAGACATAACAATGGTTGGATGAATGTAGACAATGGTTCTAAACAGTTTCCAAGTGCTAAGTTAGGTCGTAGTGACTTTCAATACTTGTTTAATGAGCATGAGAGTCATTTGTCTAGTCAAGTAAGAGAATATCTAAAATGTTGTGTCTCAAGCTATGTCATTGAGTATGCTGCATTGAAACCAACGAAGATGGTTACGAACATCATTAAGTTTCAATTAACACCTCCTCGTGGTGGTTATCATGAGTGGCATTATGAAACATCATCTTATTTTGCTGCTAGTCGTGAGTTAGTATGGACAATATATCTTAATGATATGCCTGATGGTGAAGCAGAAACAGAATTTATCTATCAAAAGCGTAGGATTCAACCGAAGAAAGGTAGGATTGTAATCTGGCCAGCAGGATTTACTCATACACACAGAGGAAACACTGTGTTCTCACAAGATAAATACATCTTGACAGGATGGATTCATAAAACAGTATAGACATGGAAATCGCATCACCAGCAAAAACAGCATT